CAGAGAGGCAGCTTTGCACTGATTCCAGAGGGATGATTTCGTATCGTTGAGGGAAGGGGTGGTCATCGAGGGGGGGACTTACTTACTTACCTACTTACTTACTATAGGTACCGGAGTACACAAATACGACGGGTGGCTATTGTGCCTCCGGCTCATATAGACGCCTCTGAGATTCCTATGTCCGACCACGTCACCAAGGAAGCTAAGCCTCCCAAGGCTGGCGGAATTCGCAAGAAATACGACACTACTACCAACAAGAGTGCTTACTCTAGCAAGTCATTGCCATACGCTAAGCACAACGTTACACACAACTCCCAGTCGCAAGTCACGAAGTTCCGCAAGACCTACAAGGAGATCTCCCCTGACGCTCAGATGCTCGTTGACCAGATCATCGACCCTGAGATGCAGATGAGTGCTACCCGGATTCCGGCGTTCGGAGTCTCCTCTCTGTACACTTCACACAACATCGTCCAAGCAGCTTATGATGCTAACGGAGTCAGTTGTGTCACTGTTTATCCGTGCCTTCAGGACGCCATCTACGCCACTGCTGGTAACGCGTTTACTCAGACCCTGTCTGCTCTCGGAGGTGTGAACAACCCATACGTCTCTCAGCCAGTCTCTATCCGCGGTGATACTGCAGTAGTTGCATCTGTCTCTCAGCCATTCTACTTCAACAACAAGCACGTATGCGTGCCCAAGCCATCGACTATCGCTGGAGCTATGCTCTACCCTATTCAACACGCTGGAGCACCTGCTACATCGCCTATCGTTGCTAATTTCCAGCTGAGTAACACACACTCTGCAGCCAACCTCGAAGCGGTCGTTAGCTTCTGGTCTGCTACTGAGACGTTCGCGACTAGCGTCAATGTCCTGTTCAACGCCTCTGGTGTCGCTTCCGTGGCCCTCTGGGCTAACGTTCTCCAGATCAACGCTCGCTGGCTGTCTTTCGACATTCGCCAAGCTGCTGGAGGAGGTAACATCCCTTTTGAGGGTATCTGTACCGTTCAGCTCGCTGACCCCACTGCTCTCGATCCTGGAGTCACTCTGACTAACGTGTCGCAGCACTGCGTTTCGTTCAGTCTCAACGGTTCCGCTGACATCGTCCGCTCTGCTGAGTCCTACTTCGTGTCTGCGCAGTCTCTCCTCCTCACTTACGAGGGTTCTGACCTCAACTCGGGAGGCCGTATGGCTATTGCTCGTATTCCTCAAGGTACGGTCATCGGTCAGCCCGGAGGTAACACCGGTACGCCCCAGTTCGATACTTGGTACGATTGGCTCTCCTCTCTCGCTAGGAACTCTTACAACGGCCGTGTCAAGACTGGAGGCTACTGCTTCTATCTCGGTCAGGATGACCGTTCCTACTTCTATCGCCCAGTGGAGGAGGTTTACCCTCCCGAGCTGCCTTACATTGCTGCCGAGTGGTCTTCTGAGGTCGCTTCCCCACAGGCTGTTCGTATCATGGTCACGACTGTCGTCCAGTTCACTACGAACTCGAACATCTACGATCAGTCGCCCTCGCCCTATCTCGGTGACGATTGGTGCAAGATTCTGCATATCATGTCCAACATCAACGCCTCATATGACAACCCAGATCACAGGAAGAAGCTAGCTGCTGCCCTGAAGAAGGTTGGCAGCAAAGTCGTCGCTCTGATGAAGAATCCCAAGACCTACACCACCATCGCTGAGATCGCAGCTATGCTGCTTTAAATGTGCCTAGAGCATGTTTCACTTTTTTGACCGATCACGCAAGGTAGGTACCTAGGACAACTGAAGGAATTCCTGAAATATCACCTAGCTAGTTCTACCGACCATTCTGAGCGTGTTTTAAGCACTTTTGCGCGCGAAGCGGGGCTTGTCCCGGTGAGTACTACCCCTGTTGCCGAAAAGGCGGCGCGAAGCCCCTAGGAGGGGCGAGTCGTCGTTTGAAGAAATTCCCCTGTGAAGGGACGCCGATCCCCGAGCGTAGCGAGTGGGCGAGGTCGCGGAGCGACTCGAGGCGGAATCCGAGCGAAGCGAGTTGTAGTGTGGCCCCCGATCGACGCGGAGCGTAGCGGAGCTGGAGGAGGGGATAAGTCCACACGGCAACACCAACCCTAGGCAACTCGAGGTACTCGAGTATTGCAAACCCCTGCCGAAGGCAAGACCCGCTTATTAATGTTAAGCGGGTCTGTTTGCTACTTTAGGTAGCAAACCTGTTTGCTATTTGCAAACCACCGTAGCTAGCAGCGGCGAGGACTTTAGCCTCGTCGCCTAGCAAGGTATGATTACTGTTCGATAGCTGTTGGGGCAGCTAGCTAGAACACTCAAGTCGATTCCCCTGTGGATAACGATCTTGCACCGTCCGTAGCCCCGTAGGGGCGTGAGGACCCGACGAGGCGGAGCCGAGAGTGGAGCGAAGCGTAACGGTCGCAGGAGGTTGAATTAGCCAGAGACGGAGTCTCCAGCGAAGCGACCGACCATTATCCTGTCCGGAATCAAGCATGGTGTTCCCCATTGCTGCCGATTCTTCACTGTCGCTGAAGTGACACTTGGGCCACCGAGTTGTGTCAATCCTCCGGTGCACCCTGTGTCAAGCGATCAGCCCCTCGCGGAGCGCAGCGACGCTGGGGGGTTCGAAGGGACCTAGGGGGCCTCGAAGGGGTCGCCACGTCTCGACGACGCGCGTGGTGCGAGCATCACTCAAACTAGTGTAGAACACACTGGGCCATGCCGGCCTGAGGCACTGACGATCAAGGAGGGTTTGCGAGATGCGAAGCACCACGCGCGTCGTCGAGACGTGGCGACCCCTTCGAGGCCCCCTAGGTCCAAACGCTTGCCGAAATCAGTGCACTCAATCCGTTGACTTGTCATGGTGCCGTATTTGCAGACTGTCACAGGCTGCGCTGAAGCTAGCCGCGGCGAGGGCTTTAGCCTCGTCGCCTAGCGAGGCTGATTTCGTATCGCAGTTAGCTGCGGCGAGGGCTTTAGCCTCGTCGCCTAACGAGTTTCTATTTCTCAACGCAGCTAGCCGCGGAGGGGGCTTTAGACCCGACGCCTAGCGAGTTAGTAAACTGCACGTAGGGCAAAAAAGCAAGCGAATTAGAGCATGTTGAGCTCGTGCTTGGCGTGGTCGATTAGAGCTTGTAGCATCATCTTTTTGTCCTCGTAGCCACTCATCGCTCTAGTGAGCGCATCTAGCGTGTCTTTCACGCCGCTGTGTGCGGTGGACCTTTCGATGGCTTCAGAGAGAGGTAGCTTTCTAACCGTCACAGTCTTCTCAGGCCACTCGCCTGAGGTCCTAAGCTCGCGGATGTCCCATCTGTCGTGCGACATCTCGTGCACCCTTGGGAGGAAGTTAGACATCACGATTACATGAGGGATGTTGAAACGCAGCACGTTACCTCGGTATTTCGTGTTAGTCACGTTACCGTTTTTGATACTTTCAAGAGGGCTGTAGATGCTCCTGTGCTCTCCCTGACGAGGGAGGTCAGCGATCAGGATTTTGCCATCCCAGCCGTTCTCAATAGCGCCAGCGATCAGCTGGCCAGCGTCTCGGTCACCACCGAATTGAGCTAGACAGAGGCCCAGGTTGCTGTCAGTGACATGGTTACTGAAGGTAGTCTTACCGGTTCCTCCTGTGGCATCGTAGTACCAGATGATCTTACGAGGGTGGGGAGCCTTTAGGATCTCTTCGAGTAGCTCATTCTGCCAGTCATAGTTCAGGGGCTGTGGCTCGGGTTTCTCGAGCTGTCTGAAGCCGAACATGGTAGCTAGCCCGGTAGCGTCACCAGGAGTCTTGGCGAGTCTCATAGCGTCCTGTACTGTTTTACAAGCCGAGACCTTGTCGAAGAGAGTCTGTTGAGTCAGACGATCAAGCAGGTACTCGTTTTCCTTGTCTTCCTTGCAAAGGTACGCCCAGATGTTCTCGAGGTGTTTACCACTCTTGATGGCTTTGATGTTAGGGTGGATACCGTTGATGTCAAAGACACGAGCATTGGCACTCTGGAAGCGTTTACCGAAGTCGACGAACACATGTGAGTGCTCGTAGTTCGTTTCAGAGCTAGCAGCTTCGTGAGCGACGATAACCTCCTTAGCGTTGCGATCGCCGAAAAAGGTGCGTACGAGCTCCTTACTGAGGTGTGTTTTGTAAGTGAGGAAGAAGCGTTGGTTCTGGGCGTAGAACGCTTTGCCCTCAGCTTCAATTTCCCTAGTGTCAACGAGCTGTTCATCGAAGGAGGTAGGCTCAACGAGCGTTATCGGTTCTGAGATCACAGGCGAGTTGCTATCAAGTGTTTCATGCACTGTAGCTTCTGTCCTGGTCGACGCGTTAGCGCCAGCACAAAGGGCAGCCAGTAAGTCTCCTTTCGTCAGTTTGCCGTAAGGCAGGTCGAACGTCAGAGAGGCAGCTTTGCACTGATTCCAGAGGGATGATTTCGTATCGTTGAGGGAAGGGGTGGTCATCGAGGGGGGGACTTACTTACTTACCTACTTACTTACTATAGGTACCGGAGTACAC